CATTAACTTCAACATCCTATGGTATGTTCGATAGTGGATACAAATACACATACGATAAGTACAATGACACTTATCGATGGATTCCACTAAACGGAGATATGGCAGGACTTTGTGCAAGGACAGATCTGGTTGCAGATGCATGGTACTCGCCTGGAGGTTTTAATCGTGGACAAATAAGAGGAGTTGTAAAACTTGCTTATAACCCACAGAAAGCTAACAGAGACATCCTGTATCGTGCAAGAATAAATCCAATTTGTTCATTTCCAGGGCAAGGTACAGTCTTGTACGGAGATAAAACTGCACAAGCAAAACCAAGTGCATTTGACCGCATTAATGTGCGAAGATTGTTCATCGTAATTGAGAAAGCAATCTCAACTGCTTCCAAATTCCAGTTGTTTGAATTCAATGATGAGTTCACAAGAGCAGGATTTAGGAATATGGTTGAACCTTTCTTGCGTGATGTTCAAGGTCGTAGGGGAATCACAGATTTCCTAGTTGTATGTGATGAGTCCAACAACCCAGGCAGCGTTGTTGACCGTAACGAGTTTGTCGCTGACATTTTTGTTAAACCGGCTCGGTCTATTAACTTTATTTCTCTAAACTTCATCGCCACGAAAACTGGTGTTGCGTTTAGTGAAGTAGTTGGGGCATAGGAGGAATCATGGCAAACATAAACGACTTTAAAGCAACATTAAAAGGTGGTGGTGCAAGGGCGAATCAGTTTTCAATGACAATGCCTTTCCCAGGCTTCGCAGCTGTTGGTGGAGAGACAAGAGTTATGTCTTATTTGTGTAAAGCAACTAACTTACCCGGCATGACGCTAGGTGAAGTTGCCGTTCCGTTTCGTGGTCGTTCTCTGTATATTGCAGGGGATAGAACATTTGAAACATGGACTACTACAATTTTTAATGATACTGATTTTCTCATCCGTAATGCGATGGAAAGATGGATGAATGGTATTAACGCAATGTCAGATAATAGTGGATTGGAAAATCCTTCTGACTATCAAGTTGATGCTTTCGTTGACCAACTGGACAGAGCTGGACAAGTAATCAAATCTTATACATTCAGAGGTTTGTGGCCCCTAACAATAGGAAATATTGATTTGGGTTATGATACTAATGATGCTGTAGAAGAATTTGAAGTAACCTATCGCTATCAATTTTTTGAAACCAATACTACCAGTTAATAATTCGTATAAATATTTACATTGATAAATTGAGTACGGAGTATTATGGCGCAACTATTTGGATTTCAAATTACTAGAGCCTCTAAGGAAAAGGGAGAACAACCAAGTTTTGTTCTCCCCGATCCAGAAGATGGGGCAACTACCTCAGCTGGTTTTTATAGTGAATTTATAGATATAGAAGGTCAGACTAAATCTGAGTCTGATCTTATTAGAAGGTATAGGTCAACTTCAGAACATCCCGAATGTGATCTCGCAATCGAAGATATTGTCAACGAATCGGTGAATACAGATGAATTAAAGGCTTCTGTATCACTTAATGTTGATAATCTCCCCTATTCACCAAAAATCAAAGCTAGAGTTAAAGAAGAATTTCAACAAGTATTACATTTGTTGGATTTCAATAATAAAGCTCATGATCTTTTTAGGCGATGGTATATAGATGGTCGTCTTCATTTTCATAAAATTATAGATGAAGAAGAACCACAAAAAGGAATACAAGAATTAAGATATATTGATGCTTTAAAAATAAAAAGAGTACGAAAAGTAGATAAGGACATAACCAAAAAAGGTTCACCTACTATTAAAGTATTAGAAGATTTTTATGTATATAATGAAGGAGGTGCAATTACCTCAAGCGCATCTAGTGCAGTTGGTGGAACTCTTAAAATTACTGCCGATGCGATTGCAAATTGTCCTTCAGGATTATTTGACCCTTCTAAAGCATTAGTACGTTCTTATTTACATAAAGCAATTAAGCCTGTCAATCAATTAAGAATGATTGAGGATGCGGTAGTAATTTATCGTATTGCAAGGGCTCCAGAACGAAGAATTTTCTATATAGATGTTGGTAATCTACCCAAAGTAAAGGCAGAACAATATCTAAAAGATGTGATGAATCGTTACCGAAATAAGTTGGTGTATAATGCTTCAACTGGTGAGGTAAAGGATGACCGTCATCAAATGAGTATGTTAGAGGATTTCTGGTTGCCACGTAGAGAGG